ATGTACATAAAAATCAACATAGTGAGGAGTGATTTTATGGCTACCACTATTAAAAACACTGAATTAGTTTTCAATTCAGAAAAAGAGTGTAGCAAATTTCTAGCCGATATATATAAAAACAAAAAAGTTCCTTCAAACTCAAAAATTGCCAATACATTAGCTGGCATGAAGAAAATAAAAACAATAAATGTTGATGGTGTAAAATACGAGGTATAGAACGAGGCAGATATGTTACTTGATGATAAAGTTGAATTTAAAAAAATATCAAATATCGATGACAAAGAAAGAGCCTTAGTAGAGGCTTTTTCTTCTGGAAAAGCTCATATTGATTCTTACTTAAAAAACGAAGCACTAGAAGATTTACAATATGGAATTACAAAGACTTATTTAATGTTTGTAACCCCAAAAGGTAAAGAAACCTACTTACTAGGTTTTTTCTCTTTAACTACTGATCGTGTATTGATTACAAAAAAATCCAAATTACAAGATCTATTAACTAATTGGAAAAACCCAGTTTACCGTAAATCAATCCCTGGTATACAAATACACCACTTTGCCGTTAACGGACCTTATCAAGCGCAACATTTAGGTCAAGAGATGATGTATTATGCCTTTTTATTTATAAAAACTGCGCTACTAAGTAATATAGGAGCTTGTTTGATTACAGTTCAAAGCGAACCTGATGTCCGTGGTTTTTATGAATCTTTTGGTTTCTGCCATACAGGTCAAGTAAGAGATTCAAATGTTAGTATGGCTATACCCACTAATGAATTTTTTATTGATTAGGAAAAGTTACATAATATGTACCGCCCCTCATCGAGGGGCTATTTTTTATCGTTTCGGAATATTTAAATACCAACGTTTGTCATGGAAATCTTGCGCACCGCCTTTAGTGTTCCCTTCTGGATCGTTCGTTGCACGCATCATTACATAGACTTTCTTATTAGGAAAATTACGCATATTGAAAGATTCATGATAACCAACATTTCCAGAAGTATTATAAGATTGGTTTACATCTGAACGTGAAACACCATTAGCGTTTACTCGCGCTAACTCTTTGCCAGTGTTGTAATCCATAATAAAGATATACTCATACTTATAATTAGCGATGTGCCATCCAGCCACATGCAAGTTTGCGTTTTCGATTTCTCCAAACTGATCAATGTGGGCGTAATTTGTTCCATCAGTAAGTGTAGGATTTGCAGCACCTGCTCTAGTTGGATCAATGACTGGTTTATCATCTGAAGTAGTTGGATTTTCATCGGTAAATCCATGGGCTAAATCGTAAGCCAGTTTCTCCTTACTTACGCCCATTTCTGATAAGTATCCATAAGGATCTGTATGATCACCACCATAAGTGTTCGTTACCCATAAATGTGATTTAACACCTTTATTTGGATATGGAGTATCTAAAGTCTTAGGAATATTAAACTGATTACAGTAATCACGAATTAATTCTACGTAAGCACGATAATTCTTTTCAAACAGGTTACGATCGTAAGTATGCTGTAATTCAATTTGTGCAGGAGCATATGGATTCGCATTCAGTGCACCCCAAGAAACATAGCCTGGTTCTCCTACTCGGTAAACAATCCCTCCGTCTCCAACAACATCAGTTGTATAAGGCCTAATACCATTATAATTATTCTTCATATTAGCTGCTACATTACGCGCAGGAGCAAGTGTCGCAGTTTCATGGATGAGAATATAATTTTGATAAGCTAATCGAGAATCGCCCTGGTTAGATGCTAAGTTAAACTCATTATTAATCGTGTAGGCAAATCCATTTACTGGCAACAAAAAAAGAGCCATTAAAAGGCTCAATGACAATACTATTTTCTTTTTCATTTGTTTCCTCCTTCTTCGCTTTCAGCCGAGAACATTTTGTAGGTTCGATTTGATACACCCAACACACTCCCTAAAAACGTGCCAAAACCAGTAATGATGACAACACAGATATCTGTGTACTGCCAATTGAGCGCTTTACCAACTAACCCCACGAAAGTAGCTATTGCGGGAATAATTACCAGTGCGAACCATTTTAGTACTTCGAACGTTTTATTATTCATTTTCTTCTCTCCCTAAACAAAGTTTTGATTTGTTGCGTATGCGCCACTAATTTTTCTGCATGCTTATCTAATCTTTCGTCGTGTTTTTTCAGTTCTTCATGAATCATCAATCGATCTGATTTGCTCGATTCTAAATCTTTTGTTAATAGTTCCAAGTTGTAACTCACTTGTGATAGTGTTTTCGTAATTTTTGTAAATGATGCAACAATCGGTCTAATTACTAATAAAATCAAAGAAACGATAGCAGTTATTGATCCTGCTATCGCTCCCCATTCCCCTAAATTAATCATGTGACAACTCCTTAAATAAAAACGCACCACTTAAGATGCGCTCTTATCTTTATTAATGATTTTATCTGCTTCTTCGTCTGTAATGCATAGCGGAACGAATAGTCGAACTTGATCGTCAGTAAAACAGCCCCAATCATACATCATTTTCACATCGCTAAAACTAAACATACTACTCACCTCCCTTTGAAGCTGGTTTTAGTTGCTCTTTAATTTCTGAAATGTCTTTGCTATTTTGAAGCGAAGTAAGCATCATTTTTGAATTGATTTGTGCTAAACTATCCGCTCTTTCTTTCAATGCAGTATTTTCCTGTTTAATTGCTACATCGCTTAGCATGAGTTTGGCGTTGATCTGTTTTAAATCGCCGTTCTCATTTTCTAACGACTCATACATCGCTTTGAGATTGTTTAAATCGTTGTGATCTAGTACATTCACTAAAACAATCCATTGGTTCAGTTTAGGATCAAACATCTGATCAGCAATCGTTAGCGGTTCTCCATCAGCACGGAATCCTTCAAGCGGTGGCTGATCCGTGTAAGGAACGGATACAAGCATGTCGTCCAATACTTTTCCGGCGTATTCTCCACCCGTACGTCCGTATTTCCAAATATCTTTCATATTTATTCTCCTTCAATTTTATTCATCAATTTCCATAACGTGAAAATGGGATATTACTGCTTTTGTTAGTGATGTACCTTCAGGCATCGAAACGCCAATTGATAATTGAGTTCCAGCTTTTAACGTAATATAGCGAGAAAAAGGAATTCCGTTTTTATACCAAAGTTTATATTGCGGGCTAATACCTGCACCGTATCCTTCTCCAATTATGTCAATACCATTCCATATTTCTACATAAGCCCAGGATCCACTCGTTCCACCAAACTCAAGCACTACTGTTCCATCAATCAGTAGAGTACAATCACGCACGACTTTAGCACTTAATTGATCCGAACTCCAATTCAACGGATTGCTTTTCATTGAGCGCCTGTTTTTCTTGCCAATAGTTGTAAGTTCTCTCCCTACAGGAAGCTTACTACCATTTGAAGCTGGACGAATTTCCGCTGCTTGAACATACCACGCCTCAAACGGAATCGCGGTGTTGGTTAATAGTTTTTCCCCATTTACCATTGGCGTTTCTAAAAAATTCTTAGTTCCATCAATGGATTGTGGCTCGGTTAAGCTAACAGAATCATTCAAACGTTTTTCTGTATACTCAGGAGTGACATCCCAACTGTAATCATTCGGATTGTTACTGTCTTTCAAGCCTTCACCGAAGTATTTAAATTGACTAATATTAGGGGTTCGGGTGTTGCCTTTTTCGATCTTGAGCCAGTCAATTTTACAAGCCCCAACCGTCGCTGCTGGATATTGTAAAATTTGTAATAATTTGGGGTATTTAGAGCTGACTTTTGTGGTTGTAAATGTTAAAGACCATACATCAACTAATCCTTCTACTGGTTTTAGATCACCAAAATAATAATCAGTAGTACCTTCACTATATACTCTAAATGTTTGAGCAGAGGGTTTAGTAGCACTAATGGTTACCGTATAAGTTTCACCAGCAATATAAGGTTCTTGCATATCAGCTGAGTAGAGGGTATAGTTACTCGAACTGATTGGAAACTGTACAGCTCTATTCGCAATGTTTTCTTGCAGGGGTACTTTACTCAAATAGTATGGAGCATCGAGAAAATCTGATAAAGACGATCCTTTTCCACCAAAATCAATGCTATTAGAGTACATCCTTTTCAGCTGACCGAGATCGCCTATTTGCTGATTGGTTTGATCAATACGATCATTTGCCTTATCAATATTCGTATTGAGAGTTGCGACATCTTGATTGGCTTTCGTGATTTTGTCGTTTGTGTCTTTTACTTTCACATCAACCTGCGTTTCGGATTCCGCAATTTTCTTTTCAATCTCTAGCTTTCCATCAGCTAGAATTTTTTCGATTTTATCGATTGTCTGGCTAAAACCATTAAAATAGTAATCTTCTAACTCTGGCGTACTATCATCAATTGGACTCCGCTTGATAGAAAAAGTAAAACGACCAGCTGTATCTAACGAGCGGTCGTTTGGGAAATCAATATATACGCTACCTTCTACGGTGCCTACGTATCCCAGTATATTATCCTCTAACACAATAGAAACAATTCCATTCACAGGATCTTCTACCGTAGCTAGATAGTCATGTTTACCATAACCACCTTCTGCCGTTGCAGATTTGAACATCAATCGAATTGGAACAGTTGTCCCTTCGGGTAAGCTTTGAGGGATGCCGTTTTTCCGAACTAACTTCATTCGAAGCTTAGCTGTTCCTCGATCATGCGACCAAAAAACAACATCTGTCCTGTTTGGGCTGATGGCTTCTGCTTGAATTACAATGATCGACTCATTTGTTTTGTACACCATCAGGACAACACCGTCGCTTTCGTTATTACTAGACCATTGCCTTCCACTTTCGAAGGGATTTCTGAAAAGCTAACCGGAAGAGTACCTCTTATAGTAGCAGCGTAGCACCCCATTCCGATATAATTATTTTTTCCGTTTACTTCTTCTAAAACCACATCTGCAAGCAGTCGGGATCGAGTAGCTATATATTGATTAGCGAAATAACATGGGCCATATAGATTGCAACTAGTATTCCCACCGACATAGACAGTGTTCGAAACAAAATCCTTTACATTATCTGCAAACTTACAGTTATGAATCGCCAACCTTCCTCCTTGATCGCAAACAACAGAGCAAGGTGTACCGTCGATTTTAACTGAATTTTTCATATCCACAAACTGCAGCCCGCTAATTTTGAAATAGCCGCTACAGTAATAAAATCCTATACTCCTTACTTTTACAGAAAGATCACTCTTAGATAAATCTATATTTTCGGAGTTGTTATGACTTTGTATAGTTATCGTATTCGCATTAATACTTTTAAACATTACGTCTTCCAGGTAAACCCCATCATCCACCCAGATTGTAATATTTTGAGTAGCAATAAGAGGAATTTGATTCGCAGCGGTTTGTATAGTGGCAAAGGGCCTTTCTTCACTACCATTGCCAGTGACATCACTTCCTTTGTCAGTTGAAACATAGATATCAAGAATTTGATTACTTCCTCCAACTAACGTTTCAACACTTTTGTTCAGCTGTTGCACTTGCTCTTTCTGGCTCGCTGCATTCGTAACTAGTTCACTAATTTGTTCTTCTGACAGGTTTTCATGTTCTAATAATCGTCCGTGCAATGTATCAAAGATTTCTCCTTTATTATTTACACGTGCATCCACTACCTCGTTAGGAGATTCACCTCCTGAATGAAGCACGAGATTATCAATTCGACTGTTCGTTGATTTGTCTTGATCAGACAATTTCTTTTCAAGATCAATGAGATAGTCAATATTTTTATTAAATTTCTCTTTCCATTCCGTAGAGATACGGTTACTGATTAATTTTAACAGTCCCATCTATATCAGTCCTTTCTTTGCTAGGTTAGCCAGTATGGAAGTAATTGTTTTCTTGGTATTTGATAACACAATCTCTGGCGCTTTATTAGGGATAGCTGGATAATCAGTAATTCCCACAACTTGAATGTAGGTACTTATATTCAAAGGTTCATAAACAAAAAGGACCTTATCCCCTTTGTTAAGAGATACGGTCCACTTTAGTGTTACAGATCCTGAAACATCTGGATAGTCGTGTAACTGTTGTTTTAGATATTCAATCATATTATTTTGAATAGTATAACGTTCGTCTTCTATTGGGTCTTGTATCCTGATTCCCCATTTCTGTGATTCGGGACTGGTATAAGTAACTGGACTAAAATAATACGAGTCGTCTTCTTTTTTCTTACCAAACCCTTTAATTTGTGTTTTCAAAGCATAAGTATCAATATCAAACGACACTTCATCTGTATTATATTTATATCGGATTTGTTGTTCGGTTATATTTCCATATTCTGAAATGGGATAAAATACTAAGTGCTTATTGTTTGGTATCACAACGGCACCGTAATCTTCCAAAATTTCATTAATAAGATTTAAATAATTATCATTTCCAAAGTTCTCCTGTTCCTTTTTTAAAAATACATTGTTGGGATCTACAACTTCCCAACTAAATCCTCGGTTTCCAGCTTTAAAAATATGAGTCAAAAGATCATTGATTGATTTTGTTCCAGATATAGTGTCATATTGCCATCCATCTTGAATAGTGTAATAAACATGAGTTGCTACTACATCTTTATAGATTTGGCTACCAGAAGCATATGGTCTCATCTGCTTGATTGAATACTGCTGACCATCAAAAACGACATAGTTTTCATAGTCAATTAAATCAAAAGTTATCTGATTCCTTTTTGTCTCTGGTACAGTCACAGATAACTCCCACGTTTCATTTTGTTGCCACGAGACAGAAAAAGAATCCTTATCGTAGTTAATAAGGATTTCCTCTTTTGTTTCTTCATAATTGCGTATTAATATGTTTTTCAAAGTATCACCTACTTATACAAGAAACGGAAATCCCAAGAAGATTTCACTCTAGTAATATTTTGAATTTCGATTTCATTTACTCCTTCAGCTAAAGTGATTAGTCCATGGTTTGTATCAATACCACAACTTACACCATTCAATTTTGGGTATACACCATCCAAAACTAACGTCTGCCCTAAATTAGTTGAGAGAGAAGGATAATAAATGAAACGATCGCCTGTGGTCTTGTTGAAAATAGTCACATTTCCTTCTGATTCTCCTTCGAGGGTAATACGTAAATCTGACTCTCTCGGATCAATTTCAAAACTGCCAGCATTAAAAATCTTAAAGAAACTAGTATTGTGTGTATAACTAAAGTCTTCAGAAACTAGACCTTGAGAAAACTGCCAATCCTCATCCAAACTGAAATCAGATAAAGTCGTCGCAATCGATTCAGAATATCCTTTATAGGCGGAAAATGATACAACACAATTTCCTTTAAAATATGCCTTTTTGGTTACAGTTATACTCTCAACAATCACTGGGTATCTTTTACCAGGTTCTTTCGTATAGATAAAGTAGTATTCAGCTTCTTTATTAAATAGTTCTCTCAATTCTGTTTCAGTCAAAATAAGGTCATTCAGATTGTCTGCAAAATAATCAAATTCCAAAGTAATAGGAAAGGAATCAAATGAGTGTGTCAGCAGCTTTTGTCCTACTGAACCTGCATAAGAAGAAAATTCATTTTTCGGTACAGGCATACCAATGTTAATATCAATGATCTTGATTCGATAATTTGCTAGTAAGTCAAATTTACCTGTACTAAATTGGAGAAATACTGATGTTTTATCATCCATTAAAATTCTTTCCTCTCGTATATAGTTTTCTTGCTAATGATGAACCAGTATATTCATCTACACTTTTGCTGACTTTCTTACCGTCTAGATGACTAATTACCTCAACTGGACGATTATTCAAAGCTTGAGACAGCTTCTGAAGTGAACTTTCTGAAATTTCGCTTGTTAAAAACCCACTCGAATTGCTTGATACATTATTTGCTGAAGCAGGTCTAAATTGTTCCCTCGAGCGGATTGCTTTTATAATCAAGTCATCTGCAGAAGGTTTAGCAGGATTTATCATAAATTCTTTTGGATAAGCAGGGTCTTCTCCAATCCATGCTAATTCAGGACCATTTATTTCTCCACCATCAGCATAACCATGACCATGACCAATGACTGCGAGCATATCAGGACCATATCTTTTCAGTGCATATCTAATACCAGCAAGCATGCTATCAAAACCATTAAAAATATTTCCGTGGCCAGGAAACGCATTTGCTAAAAATGTTCCTTTCTTAGCTTGTATTAGTCCCATTGCTGGACCAGAGCCATCACCATCTGGGTCTATTCCAGGCTGAACAGCACGCTCATTGCCTCCTGATTCAGTCTCGATTTGCCTTAACCAAGCATTGACATACGAAGCAGTGGTTGGTAATCCATTCATTCGCAAGGCTTCTTTTAATTGGCTAGTCCACCTTGCAACGCCAGAACCTGTAGGCGAACCTTTTCCGCCACCTTCGCCTGCTTTATAAATATCACCAGAGCCAAGCTTACCTGTAATATGCAAATGGTCGTAATGGTCGTTATCTGGCCATGGCTCCCATGCACCAGTTGCTGGTTGACCTGATTGTCCAGTTCTATCACGCACTTTTCCCTGTGTGATAACATAGCCAACCTTATCAGCAAAGTGTTCAAATACCCAGTTTGCAGGATCAAAATATTTGCTTGAACCATTCATACTTGATGGATAAGCAATATCAATCGCTTGATGCTTCCCATGCCAATATGGATCTCCTGGTCGGTAACCTGAAGTAATCCCGCTCATACCGAATTTCCTAACGGCTTGGTTTGCAATATCTACTAAATATTTATAGACATTATCTGCCATTGCACCATCGAAACTGCCGCCTCCATTTTCTTCATTAAACTTATCAAAGAAGTTTTGTGCGTATTCGATTATCTTATCTTTTATATTAGAGATACCACCTGCAGCAACTTTATATTCAGCTGAATCACCAAGGTTATCTAAAAAGTCAGAGACACCGAGTTTATCAGCAATCGTATCATAAGCTTTGCCGGCACCATCTGAAACGAAAGACCATACATCTTTAGCTTTATCTTTAACCCAATCAAACATATTCGTGATAGTACCCCAGACACCGTCTTTGTGTGCGGGTAGCCCCTTTGTCATTGCCAACAATTCTTTAGACATATGATGAGGTAAGATTGAAGTACCAGCTTGCAGAGGACGAATTTCTGGACCGCTAACACCCACAGGGAAAATACCTTTAGATGGATGATGAGCAAGCTCGAATCCTTCTTCTCCAACCAGAGCAATTTCGTCTTTGGTCAATCCACTAGAACCTTTTGCATGAGCGCCGAATTCGTACTTAATGAGGTCGTTTCCCCAATCTTTATTCAATGCATGTATCAAATGGCCAATACCGTGTGCGACACCTTCAACAATGGATCCCATGTTTGTTTTCATTTCATCCCAAGAGCCTACAACTTCACCTGTTTCACCATCAACAGCACCTTTGTGTTCTCCGGCCTGTTGGGTTGCTTGATCTACTACTTCTTTATGAGTTTCTTGGGCTTTCTTTATTGATTTATCCCTTTTCTCAGTAGCAGCTGCGACAGCATCATCTCGCTCTTTCTTTGCTTGTTTCACAACCTCATCATACTGCTTCTTGGACATAGTCCCATTTTCATAACGTTCTTTGTCTGCTTTTTCAACAGTTTCTTTGTATTTTTTATCAGCGGCACTTATTGAATCATTTGCTGTTTTTTTGGCATCTTTAATGATCGTGTCACGTTGTTCTTTAGAATTTAAGATAGCAGTTTTCATTTCTTCATGAGAGAGTTTGCCCTTATGATCTTTCAAATCCTGCAAAATATCTAGCTGTTTTCCCGAAGCTATTTTCGTTTCTTTGCTAATTTGCTCGTTCAGCTTAGACTGCGCTTTACTCATGTTTTTAGCATATTTTTCCTGCTCTTCTTCTAACTCTTTGTTCAATTCTTTTTTATATTCTTTACTATCTTTTCCATATTTTTTTGCGATATCTTGGAGTTTTTTGGTACCACCTTTTTCGATTTTTTCCACATTGGCATAATGTTCACCAGAATAAACTTGCATAGCCTTGAGAGCTTTTTGATGATTCTTTTTCTGTTTATCATCATTTTTCTTTTGTTTAGCTAGGGCTTTGTCAGCTTCTTTTTGGGTCATTAATCCATTTTTAACGAAATAATCATAATCACTTTTAGATGATTTTTCTTTCTTTTTATAATATTTTTGTATAGAGTCTGACATATCTTTGAATATTTCAGTCGTTTGGGCTTTCTGTTTTTTTAATTCTTTATCGCCTTTTGGTGTTTTGACAGCTATTTTATTAAGTTTTTCCATCTCTTTGGTGTAAGTTTTTGAAAGCTCTTTTGCATTTGATCCTACATTTTTACTAAATTTTTTAGTTATATCATGTCCTATATCTCCCAAAAGGTTCGTTAAATTAGGTGCATAGCTTTTAAATCCTTTGCCAATATCTTTCCCTAGATTTTTACCTAATTCAGTTCCGCCAAGTCCACCCAATCCTGCACCAATTGCAGTTCCAATTCCTGGTAAAATAGCAGTTCCAATAGCTGCTCCTGCCGCACTTCCGCCTAAAGAACCACCAAAAGCCCCTAGTTTTGAAGAAGCTGATCCTTTACCCAACAGTTCAGTTGCACTGGCAAGTACCCCAGCAAAAGGTAGCACTTTGCTTACTCCTTTACTTAGTTTTGCTAACCCACCTAGTTTAGAAACAGACTCTAGTGCATCATCAGCAATAGTAGCGACTCCTTTACCACCTTTTGGTAAAATTGTTTCAGCAATTTCAGCACCCACATTTCCTATATTTTTAGTACTTGCCTTTTTGCCAAACGAGAACCCTCCACCGCCTAAAAAATCAGTAATTGTTTCAATAGCAGTCATTTCCGTTAAAGTTTTTTTTGCTTCTTTTAACATTTTAATGAATTCATAGCCTTTTTTAACAGCAAACATTATAACCAGTGCTTCGCCAAAGAGCTTTATTTCATCTTTATGTTTGGCTATTTTCCCAATTATTTCGTTAATTAATTCAAGGGGGTCTTTAACACTTTGGGCATTTTCATCAACTAATCCAAGCATTTTACCGACATCAAAAAGTAAATCTTTACCTTCTTCCCATGCCCCTGAGAACAAGGCTCCAACTATTTTTTTTACATTATTGGAAATATTCGTAATAGTATCCTCATGTTTTTGAAAATATAAAAAGACATCTGCAATGTGTTGAAATACACCTACCACTGCATCAGAAGCCTTATTGACCATGCCAGTCAAGTTATCTTTTCCTAAATGATTAATAATGTCCATAATTCCAGAAACAACATTGGCTCGTAAATTACCAACTGCACCCTCAAAGGTCGAAGTAGACTTAGCTGCTTTAACCGCACCATCATTCATACCTAATTCTGTAATGGCATCGTTAAATTCCTTAGCAGTGATCTGTCCATCTGACATAGCATCCCTAAAATTACCAGTAAAAGCTTTATTCTTTTTAAGAGCTTCCTGTATAACTCCAGAAGCGCCCGGAATGGCATCAGCCAACTGATTCCAGTTTTCTGTTGTTAATTTTCCCGCTCCTGCCGTTTGTGTCATGACCATTGCTACAGATTTGAACGTGTCTGCATTACCACCGGCTTGAGCATTTAAGTTTCCGGCTGCTTGAGTCAACTCGGTGTAGTTTTTAATGCCGTTAGCTGCTAACTGTGCTGTGGTATTCGAAACATCTGATAGATCATAAACTGTATCATCCGCATATTTTTTTACTGCTTTTGCTGCTTTATCAATTTCTTCTTCCCCAAAATTACCGAGCTTCATAGTAGAGCGGAATTTATCCATTGAATCAGAAGCTGCTAAACCTTCTCCTACTAAATCTGTAAAGCTTCCTGTAATAACTTGAACCGCTTGAGAAGTCGCGCCTGCTATTGCTCCAATAGTAAGTTTATCTTTTAAACTTACAAATTTTGATTCAGTTTTTTCTGCAGTTTCTCCTAGTTCTCTGGTCTCTGTTTTAGCTTGTATAGCATCTGCTGTAAATGTTGTGCTTTTTTTATCCGGAATTTTCGATACTTGATCTTTAGCTTCACCTGATTTTTCTTTGACATCAGTATTATCTGCCGTAAGTTTTACTTTGGTAGTTTTCCCAAGTGAATCATCTATTTTTTTCTTAGTTGAGATTGCCTTTTCTTGGATTGCCTTTGTTTCAATAGCAAACTGATCATCCATCTGTTTTCCAGTATTGGCACCTAATTTGGATAACAAATCATCAATAAAATTAGCATCTGTTTTAAATTTTGGTAAATTAGAAAGCATAACATCAATATTGATTGTTGCATCTGCAGCCATTTTCTAACCTCCTTTCTACTTTTTTGCTTGGGCGGCTAGCATGTCAAACATACTTCCTAACTGATTGTCTAGATTATTTACTGTTTTTTCTGAATCAAGAGCGTAATATTCTTGTAATTCTAATAGATTGGTAAGTGCCTCTCCTTCTAGTCCATTAATACTTCTAGAACGAATAGATAAAATTCGTTGAAAATGAGTATTTTCGCTTAATCCAAACAAAAGATTTTTGAACGTGATAAAGTGCATTCGTCCTTTTTCTTTTAATAAATCGATGCCGTAATCTGCTAAAAATGAGGAATAAATTGCTCCAGCATCTTGAGAATAAGAATAAAGTTTTTCCGGCACAGTATTTCCGGATTCCTGATCATTATTGTTATTTCCGTATGGACATTTTTGTATATAATTACTTATTTCTTCGATTGCTGCTTGCTTCTGTTCGAAAGTAAAATCACTAATGGGAGCTTTAGCATCAAAATAAAACAAATCAAAAGCTTTATTAATTTTTTCAAATGATTTTAAATTTTTATCTTCTAGCAATTCATAGAATCTAATCACCACATCAAAGGAAAGGTCAAATTTATATTCTTCTCCTTCAATGATTAGTGTATTTTCTAAATCCTCAACCAAATCAAACATCTATATCACTTCTTTTTATGTTTGTTTTTGTAATAGTTATCAGCGGTTTTTTTACGTTCAATCATCAATTCACCCAACTCTTTTTGCAATAAACCAATGACAGTTAATAATGCCTTTGTACTATTTCCGTAACTCTTATATACACGGGTTCCTTCTCCTTCTCCCAACACTTTATCTAGTGCAGCGATTGAACGATCTTTCAATTTAGCAACTTCTAGGCGAATAAACTCTTTATATTTATCAGTTGATTTATCTTCTAAATCTTCCAATTTCTCTGCTTTTTCTGTCAGGTGTTCTAATTGCGATGGGACATCTACACTAGTTAAATCCATCAAAGCTTGATCAACCTCATCAGAAATAGTGATTTCATATACTTTGCCTGCAATTTTTACGGATTTAGTTAGTGATAATTTTGCATCTAAATCAATTACATTATTGATAGCCATTATTTTTTCCTCCAAATTAAAAGAGCAGGTATCCATAATGGGGTTTAACCTGCTCTAATCATTCTAATTTTATGATTAAGTAACTGTTAAAGTACATTTAGCACTCTTATTACCATCTACTGTGTTAACTGTAATTTCCGTAGTTCCGGCTTTAACAGTCACAACCTTCCCTTTGGTATCAACCGTAGCTATGGTTGAATCACTAGATGACCATGTCACATTTTTATTTGTAGCATTTGCTGGTAAAATTGTTGCCACAAGAGTTTCTGTTGACCCGACAACAAGCGATAACGTTGTTTTATTAAGCGCTACGCTTTCAGGGTTAATTACTTCCCCGCTGCTACCGATTTTGGCTTTCCGTTGAATGCCATTGTGAAGCTGAACGTTTGTTTAGCATTAGCTGCACCACCAAATGGCACGATAGATGTCAATGTAACAACAGCTTGAACCTTATTCCCTTTGGCATCAGTCCATTGTGCTAACGTGCGTAATTCATCTCCGATTGACAAGAATTTAGACGCTACATAATCTTGAGCTGGATCTCCAAATACACGGTGTCCCGCAACTTGGAACGTGATATTTTTACCAGTTACAGTGGAATCAGTGAATCCTTCTCCATCGTAGTAAGGGGATGCATCTGTAGTGTCCGCTGCAGCTGGAGTAATAGTTGTGATCCCTGCTGCTAATGGTGCGAATTTAGCCGATGCGATTTGATCTAAATCTTTACTTCCTGAAGTATCGATTTCCAATTTGTTTTTAAAGTTTAGTAAAAATTCTTTACTATTTTCTGCCATTTAAATTTCCTCCTAATTTTTGAATTGATGAATGGTGATTTTGATACCTAATAAATAAGTTGAGTTCCCTTGCACGTCCTGTTCGCTTACGAAAGGAGTCTCACTTATTTCGATACCTAAAAAGACGAAGCTCCCATCTTCTGACTTCAGAGTTGAGAGTTCGTCTAAATGATTTGATATAAGCCAAAGAGTTTGATTGGCTTTTTCTTGGTCCGTCGTGTTAAATCCGACTTCATACAACATTTCTCGCTCTTTCGTACCGTCAAAGTATTCCTCAACCGTACGACTCCCCGGCATTGAATAGACGCAAAGTGTATCTTCACCGTTTAGAAATCCCATCGAGCATGCCATTGGAAGGCCTTGAATAGAATCTATCGAGTCAGATAATCGTTCCCATAAATCCATTACAAGTTTCCTCCTTTGATAAATGCCCTACGCCAACTATCCATATGATTCGCTTTTGCTCTGAGGTCCCAACGTCGGCTTGTCCCTGGCGTTGTATAATTCTTAACTCTACTACCATTGACGATCCCTCTAAATTGAGGTTTAGCGTAAGGAACGGCATATGTGATTCGGTTCTTGTTAACAAATGATTTGTCTCTTAAATGTCCTTGCCGTTTTGGCGCATATAGGTTCATGTCTGGATGCAACTGAGCAGTCATATAGTACAGTGCTGAATTGATGTTCATCACTGACAACTTACGATCGACGCCATTTTTTTCAACCTTAACATGGAGCATTACAGCACCTCCAATTCATACGAGTAGACTTCGTTACTGTATGGATTACGGTTATCTACGATCGTCGTGATAGTGTAATTCTCACCTTCAAAGTCAATCTTTGACCCAACATGATTTTTATTAATCACTGGCATCGGATCAGATACTCCAGCAAACAAAAAAGCGATAGCGTTAGCTACCACTTGCCGATTATTATTACTACCGCTGTACACTGTTTGAGGTTGAAAGATCATATGATTAATCGTGATTGGTTCAGAAAAGATAGGTTTTTGCCATTTGTCATGACCATCTAGCAGCCTCAAAGTAATTGACTGGTTACAAAGTTCTTTTGGCATTAAAGGAGTCATCGATAGTCAACTCCCTTGTAAAGAAGTCCTGTATAGATCAACTCGTTATAAGCCTCTGTTGCAACCATCGTTCTGCCAACTGTTGCTGCATTCGTGCTTCCAGATTCAATACGCATACGACCAACGCTGACACTTGAAGGGGAAGCATTTAGTAAGTCTGATAACGAAGTAACTCCAACTGACTTCAAATATTCAATTTGGACAGCCATTGCGATTTTGAACTTATCCACTCGATATTTGAACGTGTCATCAGCTAAAGAATGTCTCATGTAAAAATCGCCTGTCACTCGATTAAGCTGACGTGCAGCACATTTTTCTAAGTCATCAAACTCCGAAACTGATACTTTGTTGAATCCTGATTTTAAATATTCATCGTGCGTAAGATAGCTCATAACTGCCTCCTTTCAATTAAAAAGGATAGTTTAGTAGCTATCCTTCGCTTGCTGCGGTTACCGTGACTTCACACGTAGCAGTTTTACCATTTACGGTTGTCGCTGTGACCGTCGTAGCTCCTACTTTAATAGCAGTAACCTTTCCTTGCACTGGCGTTACTGTTGCAATTGTTTCATCGCTAGAAGTGAATTGGACTGATTTATCTGTTGAATCAGTCGGTGCTACAGTAGCAGATAATGTTTCTGTTGCTCCCACCGCTAGCGTAGCTGTTGTTTTATTCAAAGTTACGCCGGATGGGTCTACCCTTTTGGGGCCAAAGAGACAGATACACCTTCTTTTTGTTTTTCTTTAATAAAGCAATCGTGGTACAGACGGTTTTGGTACAAGTACCCGTCGCCTTGAGAATGTTCGCCTGGCGCAAACAAGAAGACGGTGTTTTCTTTAACCACGGGGATAACTGCTTGTTTAGCGACAACTAAGATATTGATGTCTTTTGCATCAGAGGCAGCAGCGTAGCCATCAGTGAAATCGAACTTAGTTTTGAAACGAGTGTCGTCCCAAACTTCGACCAATAACACACCATCAAGAGAAGTTACCCGAGATTCTAGTGCCGTTTGCCCAACATTTTGATTAGTGATATTACGAGTAAATTCTGAAGAACGTTCTAATGCATCCATTACCGTTGTTGATACAAACGCTACTAGGTTTTGCGGGCCGAATTTACGTGCTGGTAAAATAGCAGCTTTAATTGCAGAGTAAGCATTTTTCTCAGTAATTGTTTCTTCCTTAGTCTTGCCTGCTCCTGCAGCTAAAGTAGAAAAACGGTAAGCATCGATTTCAGGCTGCACGTGTTCTGTAATAAATACATTCGAGATATTAGCTACTGCCAAATCTTGATTTGTTTCATCAACATCTTGTTTATCGATGTAAAACTCAACGTCACGGTCTTGACCCATTGTATAAACTTTTTTGTCATTTCCGTAAGTTCCGCTGTTAAATCCTTTGTTGCGTGTGTGGTTTTTTAAACCAGAAGTTGAAATAGTCGTTAATGTAAATGATTTACCACCGTTCACAAATTCAACTTGTGGAATACCTAAGATCGTCGTTAACAATCCTTGAGTGATCTTCTGATCGAAAATCCCATTGTCTTTTGTAATGTAATTAATTGCCATATTTTATTCCCTCCAAATTTAATTTTTGTTTGGTAAAACTCCTAATGCTTTAGCGAATGCATCTTCTTCAACGTTTTGACCCGAGCTAGGATTGCCTCCGAACACTGCTTTTTTGCCGTCAGGATTTGCTGTAGTAGTTTCATTTGATCCAAATAAATAACCGTCACTCTCTTTGAGTGCGGTCAGTTGGTCATCTAATCCTTTTAATCCCTCGTCTGTCAGTTCCAATGATTCGCTGTCTAGCAAGGCTTTAGCAGCCTTAATGTTTTTAGCCCCGGCTTGTGTTAGTGCTAAGTCAATCGCTGATGATTTCTTAATATCTGCAATCTGTTGTTCAGAATCGGTTTTGTTTTGGTCAAGGCGCGTTTGTAAATCAGTCACTTGCTGTTCCAAATCTTCGTTCCCTTTAGACTTTGCTTTAAAGTCATCAAGCTCACTTTGATTTTTGTCTAACTGTTCTTGATACTGAGTCGCTTGCTGTTCCGCGGTAGACACCTTGCTGTTCAGTTCGTTTACAGTTACGCCGTGCAAAGCCATTACTGATCCAATCTGTTCGTCTGTTAAACCTAATTCTTTTAATTCTTCTCGTTTCATTTCATTCATCCTTTCGTTGTTTAACGAGGCTACGCCCTCGATGGATTGAACAGTTTAACGCCGTATTCGGGGCAAAATAAAAAGACTAGCGATTGCTAAGCCTAAAATTATTAACTTTGTACTTGTTCTCTACTGTAATCACGAACTAAGAACTCATGTTCATTGATAAGCTCTCTTAACTGTTTCTGTTTGTTAGCAATCACTTGTTTGCACATCTGGACAGTTTCGGGATCTTCCAATTCTAACGCCGCATTCATTCGCTTCTTCTGGTAACGAATATCACGCTCTAATCTTCTTTGTTTCTGCTGGATCTCAGCATTTCTTTGTACTTCTTCTGGATCATATCGCGGCTGATTGTTTGTGTTCACATCAGGACGGCCAGGATAAAGAATATGTGTACAGTTAATTCCTTGTGTTCCGCTTGGCTCGCCGTATCCGTGATCGTAAATAGATGGTAAATGCTTGAATTCTTCTGGCGCTTCTTCTTTAGGAACGGTTAACACCCAATCGCCTTGAATTGGTGCACAGGCTTCGCGAGCTGTTGGATGACTACTCATCAATGCAGTAACACACTCAAAGTCTTCCATCCTCTGCAATCGTAAGTCGTTGAATGTTCTATGCGACGTAGTTTGAACGACGGTTCGAGAGTATGCCTCCATTGACCACTCTCGACCAGCTTTATCAACAAAACCCGATTTGACTCCCATATCAACCATTTTATAGACATTATCTTTTACGGCTTTCTCATGCGTTTTAAGCCCCGTCATCGATTCTATAGTTGATTGTTTGAGAATTGCTTGATAAGCTCGCATAACTGTATTTTCATTGAAATTAGTAGTGATCAGCGTTTGATTGACATTATTATTTAAGTCTTGGAAAGTTTGACGAACCAAAGAGTCTAGAATTTTGTTTACGTCGTCAGACACAGGAATACTTTTATGCACCATTCGCTCTAATTCTTGATCAATTTCATCAACGATTTTCACACCATTTCCCTTAATCAATTGCTCAATTGCTTCTTGAGTCTCTCCTGTATATCGTGCTAACAAATCAATGACTTTATCGTTTAATGTACCCATTTTAGAAAGTTGATTTACTTGCCACAAAAGCACATCTTCTTTAGCTACATCTCGAAAACGAGATTGTTTTAACGCTTTGATTATGATGTTAAAGATTCGGTCTTCCAGTTCTGAATAGATATTGATAATTGAGTTTGCGGCCTTTTGCATTTTTTCTGGTGTAATCATAATTAATCACCTAAATCGAATAAGGCATCTTTACTACGCCGTTCGGTTGATCCCGCTTCTGGCATTTCATCTTTTAATGCAGCTAACCAATCTTCTAATTCATCTTCGTTTAGATTGTAATTACGGATAAGAAACTGTTTCTTAGGCATTATGCCAGCAGTTACAGCCTTTAGATCATTTTCTAATTGTTTGTTACGATCGATAAATAGACCGTCCTCAAAACTAACTGTTACTAAATAACTATCATATTCAATAGAGAATAGCGGTTTCTCGCTTTCAAACATTTCTCCGTATCCTGCAAGTTCAAAAATAGAATGAATAAGCTCATTGATAACTTTTTCAACCATAGTCAAATAGCTTGAACGTGTCTGATAAGTCATGGAATTGTTAGAAACAATCTCAGTGGCCGTTTTAATTCCGTCATCCGCATAGTTCATCGAACCCACTGACAAACCAACCTGCACCTCGAACTCTTTAATTAGATGACTGATAGCGTCCTTATACTGAACCGTCCGAATAGGTGTAGTGATATCCTTAACCCCGATATTTTCAGCACCATACACACCAGCAAAAACATTCTGATCAGTGTCGAACAGCGGCGGGCGCAATTGATCTACTCTAAGAAACTCTGCAGGAACAACAACACGTCGTTGACCTAACTGAATTTCCCAAGCAAATTGATCATGCGTCGTGTTGATTGTGTCCAGAATCTCTTTTGAGTTATCGACAATACCAGCGCCCAATGGACTTTCTAACGATTTGTTATTCGCACCAGGTGTTCTAAAGTATGCAAAAAGCGGTCTTTTCAATCCTTCTAATGTGACAGTTTCAGCCAAATCAGGATAAAGAACCGCTAATGAAATTTGTTTACCAACAATATTATCGTTATCAGATTTATAAAGCTCATTACTGATAACATACTTATCATCTTGCCATTCATGGAATTCTAGCAACGTATAGTAGTAATTCACGTCACCTTCTGTTTGAATGGTCTTTGTTGCAATGGCGCATTCACTTACTTCGTTAGTATTTGATCGCAACGGATAGAATTGATCCGCACGGATCCATGAAATTTTGATCTTGTCACCGTCAACGTAAGGACGCATTGCAAAGCCGCCTGCAGCAATCCCTTTTTCAAGGTTCAACTCAAATAGATTGTAGAAATTGTTGTCATAAAGTGTTTTATCTAGGAACTCTACAGCTGATTGGATGCTTTTCGAAGCTTCTGCTTGCTCCTCCTTGTCTTTTAGTGCTACTTTGCACTTCTCATTAAAGATGATACTCGCTAACCGTCTAGAAGCTGTCTTGGTGATATTTAGGGACTTAAATTCTCTTTTCTGTGTTTCCCCGTATGAATTACGATATTGTATATCAGGAAATAGATTGGAATAGTACCTAAAGTTTCTTGCAATCCGATCGTATTCTCTTGAATCAATCCCTATTTTAGGATGATCCGTTACCTTAGCAATATCACGACCAGTATAACTCATATTCACGCTATCAACTCCTCTCTTGAATATACTTTTAATCGTTTGGAATACTCCCATTTTCTCACCTACCATTTCAGGTCTAAGTCTTGAAGATTATCACGTACAAAATATTGAAAACCATCACAAGAGTGATCATCCTCTTTAATAACTTTTGGATCATCACTGTTCAACGTGTCTTCGTCCCATTGATACTTTTTGTGTTCCTCAATAAATATCTTATTGCTTTCTTTTTCCAAATAAAAAAACCTACCTTGTGCAAGTAAGCTTTGAACGTGATCAATCATGTCTACTTTTTTAGCTTTAGCTACAGTGTGTAATCGGACATTGTAATCTAGATAATATTGATTCCTTAATGCGCCTTCTGCCGAATCAATCGTAATTTGATAGGCATATTTATCATATTCAGTCTGACAACGATCTATGAAATCATGCAAATCTTTTGATAGTTCAGTTGGCGCTTTCTTATTTGCTTTACCTGCAGGACTGTAATAATACGTATCTAATAAGATTACATTCTTTTTTCTAGTTAATGCATAACAACCACACGTTGTAGCTGACACTTGGTGCCCGCTATCGATTGAGAAATAAAGATTCACTATGTAGTCATCATCAGGTATTTGATCTAATGGATTAAAATGATTCATATTATAGATATGAGTCCCTAATCCAATGACTTCGCCACGATAGAGCCACTTGTAATAGTCTTCATCATTCTTGCGGTAAGTTTCTATTAGTTTAAGTTGTTGCGGATCGGTAAAACCTAATTCATCATCTAAGTAAGTTGAATGGTCTACTAAATGATCATCCAGCTCTTTACATTTCTCTACCCATTCATTGACCCAATCGTATGGATTTTTTGGCGGGTTCCACGAATAATAAACTTTTACTTGGTCCACATACTTAGAGCGTTGGCGAATAAACGTAGCATTTGTTTGGTCAAATACTTCACTGCTTTGAAAGTTAGCAGCTTCTTCATACCACAATGAGATAATATCGCCTATCGCATTAGATTTAAGTTTCAATGGATCATCAACGCCATAAAAGTAAAACGCTGACCCTGTACGCTTATGAATGATCGTTAAAGGAGCCATGCGATACCTATACTCGTTAGAAACTCCCAACATACTTAACGCCCATTTGATTTGCAGATAAACCGCATCACGTAAATACTTGTGCTGACTCATCATGCAAACAACGTTAACCTTATGTTTTGCTTGCGTGTGTTTCTTCATTTCAGTAGCAAGTTTCAAACTAATAACAGATGATTTAAACGATCCACGTCCGCCCTTCATCAAAACATACGGACATTGTGTGTGCCACATCTTATAAAAATGTGGGTTAATCAAGTCCGTAGTCTTAATTTGAGTTTGTTTCTTGGCCATTAATGCCATTTGAACCAGCCTCGCTTTCAACTAACGGAATGTCATCAATAATTACAGTTTGTTCTTCTGACGAATCATAACCATCATCTAACTGCTTCAATTGTGCTTTTGCTAAATTGACTTGTACATCCATGTATTCTAGTTTCTTTCTACGTTCATCATGTTCATCAGCTATAGAGACAAATTGTCTAATTAAGCTAGATAGCGTGCTCATAGCCCTTGATTGTGCATTCATGAAATTAGCTTGCTTGTCCCAAGCATATTGAATAGCATATTCTTCTGAACTTCCAGAATCACTCGAGGACCACTTAGAAACTTCTTTGGACAAACTACCCTCATAATCAACATACATGATTTTCTGTGCTCGGATAATAGCCGTGTACTGGATCATGATATTATTCCATAATATATCCTCAGGTTTAGAGGTTGCAACCTCATTCATAATTTCTAATGTTTCAGAAGGTAACCAATTGGCAAAAAGACCATGGGTAACAGCGTTTTTGTTGTCCTCTGGCGCTCCTTTGTTGTTCGGAATAGTTGCGTTCTTGGTTGCAACCTTTTCTCGAGACCAGTAACGGGATTTCCATGACTTTACTGTGCTGATGGATACACCATATTTTTCAGCTATTTCTCTATACTTCAATCCTTTTTCATAATCATCTTTAGCTAGTTCGTATTTCTTCACATGTGACACCACCTCGCTTGTTTGCAACATTTGTTTTGTAAAATAAAAAGACCCTTAGAAAGGATCTTCATTGAAGTATTCATTTAAAAGTTGAATTGATTTATCAACATTGTGTTGTGCTCTTCCACGTAAAACTTCTATTTCAGCGTCTAATGACTCCATCATATCTCTATCATTTTTATAAACTTCATTTTCCATGACTTTTGAAACAGATTCTTCTAAGTCCGCTCTACACTTTTCAAGATACTCAATTATTTTCATTTTGTATTTAGAATTCGAAATCAAAAGCTTAATTGATGTAATTGTCCTAAAGGTTACTTCCATACCAACATTAATATCATCTTGTTGATCGATTATGATTCGTCGATAATCACTGGTGCTTATTTCTTTATCAATATGACGAATTGAAGCAAAAGGAAAACCGGTAGTGCTTTTCATGACAGAATCAACTCCTGACAAAAAGTCCTGAATATTCTTTTCCAATGTACCGTTTCTTTCTAATAGGACTTCCAATTTCATTCTTTTCTTTTCATTTCTATTATTCATACAGATCTCAACACTTTTAACTATCGCGTTAATTATTCCAGCAACAATAGCTAAAATGAGAGCCGTCTTAAGAGATTCATCCATTATTTGTTCCTCCAAACTATATTTTAGTTTAGCATATCACAAATAGTAACCATAAAAAAAGACGGCACGTGAACTTAAAGGAAGAGGAGTTTTTACACTTCCTTTCAATTTATTTTTTTGTTGATTGCTGTTTATCATAAAGAAGAAGTTAAAACGATGAGGGAGATTTCCTCCCTTACATTTTATTTTTGAAGAACAATTATTCAGAATAAAAGAATGAATAAACTTGTGAGTGTCTAATCTATTAATTGTCTTCACTTATAGGTGGGAATGGTTTACAAGTTTTAGCAAATTTCAAATAGATTGATTTGATGACCATATTCAAAATAATTGTCGATCTTATTTTTAATTCGCTGTGACATAGATTTAACAGTACCCACAGCTAGATTCATTTGTTCTGCTGCTTCTCCATAAGTACATAAATCTTTATTAATTAAATGAAATAATTTCAGTTCTTTATTAGAAAGCAAAGATTCTATCTCCGTCACTTGGAGCAACATCTCTTTTTTCTTCGGAGAAATCGTCTCTTCTGCTGGCTTTTCTACTTCCTGTAAATAAACTTGATAGCTCATAACGTCTATATCTGCCAGTTTAACGGCTCTTCTATGCTTTGGTATCTTCTTGGCTTGCTCATCATCGAAAGGCTTCTCTCTGCCTGTTTCTAACCAGAATAAAGCGTACTCTGTAGTAGAGATAGCTTCTGCTATTACTTTTTGATCTGCTATATCTTGAGGAGAACGATCATCAATTAATTTATGTATCACTCTCCCATGTTCTTTGACAGGTGTGCGATATCGTTTATTTAAGATTTTTTGATATTGCTTTTTCAACATTTTCAAGTCATTCTTGTATTCCTGAATTAAATTATTCATATAGATAGCCTCCTCAATAATTTCGCAAACAAAAAAGCGGACACAAATCAACAAGAAAGTTCTTGTCAACTTGTGTCCGCCAGTTTTCTGGTAGGACGATATTTAAAATAACTGTTTCACTTCTTCTTTAACTTGCTTGACTTTATTGCAATGGGATTCTATAACTATTGTTCCAAACGAAGGAAGCTCGACACTTTTCATTTGACCGTTTGAAATAATGATTAAACAATGTTCTCCTTGCATTTTTTCAATGTCGCTTAATCCAATTACCTTTAACTCCATAGCTGCCTCCTGTGATATAATAGACTTACCTTGGCAGGGGCAAATCATATTTGTCACGAGCAGCGAGCTAATAATGGCTTGCTGTTTATGTTTATTAACAATATTATGCTGATAAGGAATTCTCTATTAGCTACTTCAATAATTCTTCATACTTTATATTTAGCAATAAACTCATCGATATCTTTGATGTCATATTTTGGACGGCTGTTTTCACCGAATATGATTACTTTCAATCCTTTTTTTACCCACTCATTGATCGTTCCTGCAGATGTCCCCGTGTAATGAACTGCTTCTTTTTGAGTCAGATAGCGTTTAGGCACATATCCAACTAACAATGAGTCTAAGTCATTTTTATTGATAAATTTGTCATTCATATTGATTTCTCCTTATATAACTTATAATTCTGTTTTTATAATCTCCATATCCACCAATCTCACCACTGCTAAATTCTCTTTGCTTTTAGCTGTCCATTTATCGCATTCCATCGTGTTTTCAATACGAATGATTGCTGAGTGATTATAGAGATGCTCTACATATCCACGAAATGGATAGATGAATCCTTCTGCTTCGCAGCGAACCATGTCACCGACTTTGAATTTTGGTTTCTTACGTTTTTTAGGATTCTTTGTCGGCATATCTAGCATCAAACCGCCGATGCCGTGACTACTAGCGTAAAATCCGTCTTTTAGTTTCATTATTTCTCCTCCACATACCTAAATTGTCGTCCTTTTGAATCAATCCATAAGCTACTAGCTCTATCCCAGATGGTGTTTTTGCTCAGACCAGTAATTTCAGATAACTGTTCAGCGGTACCTGTTACTAGAATTCGGTCACCATGCCAGATTGCAATTTTTCTCGGCGTTTTCCGTTTGGGTTTTTCAGTCCACATTGATTTACCGAGCTTTTGGACTTCTGCAACTATTTCTTTGTCTTCCTGCCAAGATTCTGACTTGGTTAATTCAGCAATTCGTTTCATTGCTGTTTTCTTATCCACACTTACCCCTCCAATCTACGAATTTCCCTTCTTAAATTCTCAATGTGCAAATCGATTGCCTTTCTAGCCGTTTCATTGACCATCACCGACTTTGTTCGCTCCAGATCGTCAATCTCACGTTGAATACTTCGAATTCGCATTTGAATCACTTCTTCTGTTGTCATGATGGACCACCTCTTTAAAAACGCTCTTCCTTGAACGTATTCCGATATTTTTTAGCTAATATCAACGGAACTTGATATTGATGACAAAACAACTTTGCCTTGATCTTAAAGTCTTTTGTCTGCATCCCTTTAACATCTACGACTTTGACAAGTTTGCCGTTTTTATAAAATGTGAAGTCGGGAATATACTCGATCTTGCGATACTTCTTTCCGTCTAGTTCAAATTTCGGCATCAGCTCAAATCGTTCCTGAAGTTTTACTTTCCAGCCGTTCGCTTCAGCTTGCCATAAGGCTAGATCGTAGTACTCTGCTTCTGCGATAGAATCGAACTTGATACCTCGATGGATAGTTTTTCGATTACGATATTTATTCGTTCTCAAGAAGCGCCTCCTTCTTAGCCTGATAAGCAGCAAAGCGGGCTTCTAATTCTGCTTTTTCAACAGGATCTAGCGTCTTTTCTTCTTGAGGTTTGTTGACCCAATCAGGTAACTTTTCACGCCGTACATTGTTTTGACGTTTAGGAAGATAGTTTTGTTTTTTCTTGTTCTTAAAATCTTCTTGGGCTTTTTCTGCTGATTCCATTGTCTTAATTCCTTGATTACTCCATGAATTTAATATCGCTTCAACGTATTTTTTCAATCCTGGCATCTCCACGTTGTTTTCGAAAGCTAATTTAAAAGCAAAGAGAATCATATCTGCTCCCCAAGCTTTAATCATCGGTCCTAATGCTCCTTGCAAAAGTCCAGTAGGTGCTTTCCCCCAGTTTTTTTGGATGAACTCATACACGCCTATATCATCTTCTTTATTTGTCTTGTTTTGTTTTGTATTGTTTATATAAGCTGAAGGATTTACTGTAGAATCTACTGAAGTATTTACTTCCCTATTTACTTTCGGATTTACTTTACTATCTACTGGAATATTTCCAGTAGCGGAGTTTTCTACCGTATTATCTACTGTAGTTTTTACTGTAAAATTTCCAGTTAGATCAGAAAGAATATAAACTCCAGCTTTTGTACGACCTCTCTTTTTATATTGAAGGAGTCCGTTTTGGATCAATTGATTACGATTGTTAATCAATGTTTTTTCAGACGTTTTAGTCATTGCTTGTAGCCTTGTATTGGCAATCGATAATTCGCTCTGCCATCCACTTTTGTTTGCTATAGCCATTAGCTTATACCAAAGCAGTTGGGGACCAGCGCCAAGCTCGTTATATTCAAGCCAATTGTCAAAAGCATTAAGCTGTCCGATGTAATCCAATTGAGTCCCTCCTTTCGTTCTAGTAATTTGAGGGAGAAAACTCCCTCATTATTTGTTTAACGGCGGATTAGATGCATCAAATAATCCAGTTTGTACATCTTCGTTTTTTTCAGAAATAACCTCTGCTTCTTTTCTTTCAGGAATATCTTCCTCAACTTCTGTTTCAGCAATAATGCTGCCATCTTCTTGAACTCTTTGGACTCTCTCATCCGATGTGGTAGCTTCTTGCATTTCAATGGATAAGATCCCCCATTTAGAAAGAAGATTTCTCAAAACAGTTTTTCGTGCCATTGCATTGTAATCAGATGCCCACACACCACTTAACTTTGTCTTATCTCGATCTTTATTGTTAGCAATTCGATGAGCTTCAATTTCTTGTTTGGTCCAATAGACAGTTTTCTTGAATCCATTCAGTAATTCAAAATAGCCAACATATCCAATGACTTCATCAGATGTTCTACCATTTGGATCAAACTCGAACTCTTCTGTCAGTCGGTTCCAGCTTTTTAGTTCTCCTTCGTAAACTTCAATCACATTTAATGCTTTGTATTTACCTGATCGTTGGGCTAATTGGATATATCCTTTATAGCCAAGCATAAATTGAGCTTTCTTTTCCCATTTTCCTGTTTGCTTGTTTTTACTATTGAATGGAACTAAATATGCATAACCTAAATTCTTATCTAGCCCAAGATTTAATGTTGCAGCAGTTAACGCACCACTCATGATAGACATCGGTTCACTATCTGCAAGATAACTGTCATTAGATACAAGAGTCATAACATTCGACATAAAAGCATTAGCATTGTCATGAAGTACTTCTTCGAACTTCTTTCTCATTGTTGGTGTATTCATCAAAGCTTTAAGTCCTAATTGACCTGGCGCAACTTGTTTCTGTGGCTTTTCTGCCAATTGATTTTTTAACGATTCATTTGTTGCCATATTATTTGATCTCCTTTTCGGTTAGCCTTCTTGATTCAGTAACGTTATAAATCTCTTCATCATTTGCGATATCTGGATATTTCTCTGCTAGTTTCTTCGAGTTCACCCGTCTCGTACGGACAAGTTTCCAACTGATGATGTTTTTTTGAGTGATCCCGATACTAGCTTCACGTTTACCTAATTCACTGATGATCTCGTTGTCCACCTGTCGAATAGCTGATTCAATTTCTTTCTTGGTTCGCTTGAGTTCATTTTTCTGTTCAACTAGTTCATCGAAATGAATTGGTAACGTCGTTTGAACGTCTTCAACATCTGCATACTTTTCTTTCAAGAAATCAGCTGTCGCTTCACTTCCGTCAATTACAGGCTCGATACCTTCAACTACATTTGTTTCCCAAAATTCAACCAAGCGTTCTGTAATTGTATCGATTAATTCTTGATCTCTCGCAATTCGCTTCCAAATGAATCTTTGTCCGCCAATCAACACAGCGATATAACAATAATCTTTGTTCAAAACATTCATATAATGCTGAACTTGACAGAGATAGCTAAGCGGTACTTCTTCACCTTCCCACTCTTTACCAAGAAATTGGTTAGCTGTTTTGCATTCAAGAATGGCGTTTTCCCCTACTACGTCACGATCAATATTTGCTCTTAAAAATGAATGTAATGGATGTTCAAATACTTGGTTTCTTCTACGTACTTTTTTGCCTGTTCGTTCTTGAAATTCTTTGGCAACAACTTCTTCTAAAACATTGCCCCAATAAGCTGGTTCATTTTCTGATTCTTCAAGTACGACTTGTCCTGTTTTTTCTAGCCAGAGTTGATAAGGTGATTTCCACTTATTCAATCCTAAAATCGTTCCGACATCAGAACCTCCGATGCCTTTCTTACGGTCTTCAAGCCATTCTTGACGGCTCATTTCTAAGGTACATTTACTCATCGTCTACCTCCTCTTTATGTGGCGTGCCCCATTCGGGAGTCGTCAAATACTGATCTAATGCTTGTCCAAAATCGTTCATTGTTTTAGCCTTCCTTTCATGCTAAAATACAGATAAGATATTTTGTTATGTTGCCGATTAGCGATTGCCGTCGTTAGTCGGTCTTTTTTGTGGATGTTCTTTCATTGATTCGCGGACTAGATACGTTACCACTAATGTTCCAAATGAAATTGCAGCGAAACGCCAGTTCCAAGCTGAAAGAACGCTACCTATCAGCATCAGTAGCAGTCCTGCTCTGACGTTCATCCTAAAATTTGATTTCATACTTTTTTCCCCTTTCTAAAATTTGAAATTTCACTAGCTAAATCTCGGTTCATATAATTGTTTAAAAAACGGTTAACTTCAGCTTTGGGTATCCGTATCTCTCCAATCTTTAAGCAACCCAAGTACCCCATATCGATCAAAGCTTTTACGTTTTGAGGATTTGTTGTTATAGCTAATGCCGCTTCAGTAACTGAGTATGTTAATTTTTCAATGTTTCTTTTATTGTTGCGCTTCAAGACAACTTTTTTTGGAAAAATATTTTCCAATGTTTCCATTTCCATCATCCTTTCATATATCCTTGTACTACCCAGTACGACAGCCGTTCCTCACTAAGCTTGCGAATATCGATTCCAAGTATTTCGCATAATGCACTTATTAGTGTGACTTCCACCATGATTTCATCTAAAAATTCATAAGCATATGCAATGATTTGTTGACGATCATCAACAGTTAAGTAATTTACTTGTTTAAGAAGAATTTTCTCTACTTCTTGCTTCTTCTGTTTCCGCTCATCTGATTCAATCATTTGCAACTTGTCTAATGAAGATGGATCTCTTCTATAAACATCACCGTCTATTGATTTAAATAAACCAAAGAACTCATGAATCACTTGAAGAGTGAAATCTGAATCTCTAAAATGATCCGTTAACGCCTGAGCATTCTCCAACGTCACGGGCTTCGTATTAAGCAATGTTGTCCAATCGCTTAATGACTGTTGAGAGACGTTGATTTGTCTTGCAATTTCCTTTTTGGTCTCACCACTCTTATTAATTACTTCGACTAACGATTCTCGAATAACACTTGATTTTTTTAACAGTTTAAACACCTCATATTCTTATTCGCCCGTATATCAATACGAGCAATTTTTTTATACTATTAATTTAAAGAATCAAACGAAAGCTGCTTCATCTAGTTCACGTTCAAGCTCTTTTTGAACTTCTTCAACTAGACGATCGAGTTGATCATCATTTGCACATTTGATGATGTGGACTAGTCTAGGTCTAGCATCAAGTACGATGTTTATTTTTTCTTGCCGTGTCATTAAAATCACCTACTTATTTATTTGATATAATCTCACTATGGAAGGTGGTGAGATTATGGCTTATAAAGAATCTATCGTTAAAAAGATAATCGAAATCGTTGAAATAGCTCCTAAAGGGACAAGTACCCACTATTTAGAAGGTTTCAATCAAAAAGATGTAATCGATACTGTGAACTCTCTTCATTTAAAATATCCCGACAATATTTTAGAAACAGAAAGTTATTATAGTGAGCTTGTTCCAATTGTAATTAATAAATAATTTTTAGTTATTCTCCTTTTGAATTTTTGAAGTATTTACTCAAAGGGAGAATTTCTGGTCCTACCAAAACATCTTTTATATCAACTTCATCTACAAAACATTCGATTTTTAGTTTTGGCTTGCCTGATGCTGGCATAAATAGTTCAATATTTGTTACTCCACGTCCTAATGTCCAATCATTTAATTTAATTTCATAATTTGGTGAAATTGTTGGGTTTTCAACTTTGGGTTGTATTGAGAGTTTTAGCAGATTTTTTATTTTTTCTTGTCGTGTCATTTGACAACTTCCTTTCTGTTGTTTTTTGGCAATACTTCACTAAAAATAAAAAGCTTATCAAAATCTTTTTCAGAAAGTTCGAAAGCTTTGAGCAGTTTAGGGATCAATTCTCCGCCAATCCCGCGATCTCCATTCAATATTCTATAGACCGTTGATGGAGCGACATCCATTCTTCTAGCTAATGAATATGGATCATCACCTTTTGATTGCATTAAGGAATTAAGTTCGTCTTGTTTGAGTAATGTTTTCATTTTTTACACCTCCGTTGCCTTATGACAATACTATAATACTTATTTTGTCATTTGGCAACACTTTTTATTGCCAAATTGCATTTTTTTTTGCATTTGTTGCCAAAGGGCTATATCATTTATCTAAGAAAGGGGTTTTATCATGGAGTTTGGAGAAAAACTAAAAGAATTGAGAACCTCTAGAGGATTAGGAGTTAATCAGTTAGCATTAAAATCTGGAGTAAGTGCTTCTCAAATATCTAGATTTGAAAAAGGTGAACGGAAAGATCCAACTTTAGAAACTTTAAAAAAACTATCAGTTGCTTTAGGTGTGTCTATTTCCTACTTCGAAGAGAATTCACCTGTTAACGTTGATCTTATCCCTGACTGGGCTAATGAGAATGATTTAATCGAGTTAGATAAATTATTAGAATCAAACGTAAACATGGCTTATGGTGGTGAAACTTTAACACCCGAACAGCTTCAAAGAGTCAGAGATGTTTTAGCGGGCATGTTTTGGAAATTCAAAAAAGAAGACAAGGACAAAGAGAAGTGATTGGGTATGGAATTGGATGTTATCAATTTAGTTGAGAACCTAAAGCGGAAGTATCAATCCGCTAATCCATTTTATATTTGTGAAAAAATGGACATTCAAATTGAATATGTTCCTTTTATTGATGATCCTAAAGGTCAATTCCAAGAGATTTTAGGTCGTGCTGTCATCCTACTGAATGATGAACTAAAGGATTCTGAGGAAAGATTTTATATTTGTGCTCATGAGCTTGGTCATGCAATTTTTCATCAAGGTTTATCTAGTTATTATGTCTCTACTCGATCCTCCAGAAGCAAATCAGAAAGCGAAGCGAATTGCTTTGCTGCTAATCTCATCGTTTCTCTTTATAAAGAAGATAACGATCGATATCCAAGGCAAGTTGAGGAATTAACAAATTTGTATGGGCTACCTGAAAACGTGTACAGATTTTTAATTTAATTGGCGGCTACTACTTCCTGCCCTAAGTGGGAGTAAAAAAATAGAATAGGTTAGGTGTTTATTTATTATGGGTTTAGCAATATTTTTATCAATAGTTGGTTTATTAGGTTTTATAGTTGGTTTAATTATGTTAATTATGAATTTAATTAAGAAAAAACCTAAAAAAGTTGGTTTAATCATCACTTGTGTATCAGTAATTTTATTCATTGCTGGGGTTGCTGTCTCACCTTCTACTAGTACTACTTCTTCTACATCAGCTTCTAAAACTGATAAGCCTACTTCAGAAGTAGCAAATTCAAGTTCGACGGAAAGTTCAGATAGCGAAGACGTCACTTTTGATAGTGAAACCAAAGAAGATTCTACACCAAAAGAAGTAAATCCAGCAGATTATAATACCGGAATTACTTATGATGCATTAGCTCGAACACCAGACGAACATATTGGAAATAAAGTGACACTATCTGGAGAAATTGTTCAAGTTATTGAAGGAGATGATGCCTCTCAATATCGGATGGCGGTAGATCAAGACTATGATAAAATGGTTCTAATTGAAGTCCCTACTGATCAACTTTCTAGTAGAATATTAGAAAATGACTTAATCACTATTTACGGAGTATCTCAAGGAACTGTTGATTATGAATCTACTATTGGGGGAACAATTACTGTTCCTGCTATTACCGTAGATAAATTCGAAGTAACAGGACAAGCTTAATACTTAAAGATTAGCCTTCGGGCTTTTCTTTTTATTAATGGCGACTATCACTGCCTGCCTTTAAGTGGGAGTAAATTATTTTATTTTTTTGAGGAAAAAATGAGTAAGAAAAAAGTTACAGGGGAAGACTTAAAAACAACAATTTAAAATTTTATAGAACAGTTTGAATCTTATCCTCTTTAAACAATCACAGTTTGGATATGCATTTTTAACCAAAGCAAGGAGAAATAATCATGGAAATAAAGTTAAAACAGGTTTCTATCGAAGAGTTTAGAAATCTAACTGACTTACGCTTCACACTTGGAAGTAGAATAACTGTACTATCAGGCCATAATGGTGTAGGAAAATCTAGTTTACTTTCATTAATTGCCTCTACAACAGGTACCAATGAAAAAAGACTTGATAAAAAACTATTTCAACCAGAATTTGATGATTACTTTACAATAATTGCTAATGAGCCCTTAAAAAAATACAGACTCATTTGTGAGTATCAGACTTCAGATAAATTTACTTTTGCTAAGCGAATTGGTTTTAGAAATGACACAGATTCAAATCGTGGAGTAAGAGCTTTGCCCAGAACTTATCCAACATTAGACAGTAAAGATACTGTAACTCAATCTGTAAAAGAACTTAAAGACAAATTAGGTATTACAGATTCTGCCAGAGTTCCTATACCAACAATTTATTTAAGTCTATCGAGACTATATCCAACTGGTGAAACAGAAGTAGAATCGACAGTTATGAGGAATACTAATACCATAATTCAAAAAGGTTTTCACAAAAAATTTGCTGACTGGTATAATGAAATACTTCCGAATTCAATTAACGAGTATAATCACGTTGAATCTATGACAAAAAAGGTAAATAGTAGAAAAAGAATTTTTGTTCCTCCTGCGAACGCATCAGCTGAAACTCAGTCAGTTGGTCAAGATAATATTGGATACATTGTTAATGCTCTTGTCGATTTTTATTCACTATCTTTATCTGATAATTATGAAGGTGGTATTCTTTGTATAGACGAGGTAGATGCTTCATTACATCCCAGTGCTCAAGTCAATCTATTTAATCTACTAAACCGACTTAGTGTAGATTTAAATTTGCAAATTTTTCTCACCTCGCATTCTTTGACTATATTAAAAGAAATAATTTCGTTAAAAGAAAAAAATCCAGATCAATATCAACTTGTTTATTTTAAAGGAGTAAGCACTCCATCAATAATGAAATTCAATTCATATGAGCTTCTAAAAGCAGATTTATTTCAAGAACTTACCTTTAAAAAGCCTGAAACTAAAGTTTATTGTGAAGATAAATCAACTAAATTAGTATTTGAATTATTAGTTGATGCAGCTAGATCTTTAAATTTAGATTTTGAATTACCACCATATAAAATTATCCCGATTTTTTTAGGATCTGAACAACTAATAAAATTACCAAGAACTGATAACCACTTTAGTAGTGTTGTAATAGTATTGGATGGTGATGCAAACTCCCGTGATAAAATACGAATTGAGGATTACATGAAAAATCCATCTATTATAGAAAAGCTAACACCAATATCGTTAGATCAAAATATTGTAACTTTACCAAACTATCTTTCTCCTGAGGGTTTTCTTTACTCGATAATATATGAGCTGGTTGAAAATGACAGAAGTCATTATAAATTCTGGAGGACTTTGGATGAAGATCCTGAAACAGCTCTATATACAAGTGACAAAATTAGAGAAAAATTAATTTTAAAAGATTCAGAACTATGTCTAAAAAAACTGAAGTCTAAAAAAAATGAATTAATTAATTTTGCAGATCATTCAAAAATATTAAATTACTATTATGCTAATAAAACTGAAGAATTAAGTTGTTGGATGAAAAAGGTAAAAAAAGTATTTGAATATGTTTCTAATAAGATTATGGCAAATCGTATTTAATTTCTGGCCAATTAATATTTTTTTTGGTATTCTTAAGGTGGAGGTGATATTAATGCCACATACTAAGTCACCGTTACGTTATCCTGGTGGAAAAAGTCAATTGTGGAGATTTGTAAAAAATATTATTGAATTAAATAATATTACAAACCCTATATACTGTGAACCTTTCGCAGGTGGATCTGGAGTAACAATTGAATTACTATTAGGAAATCATGTTGACGAAGTCATAATAAACGATTTTGACCCTGCTATATATTCTTTTTGGAATATGTGTATTAATAATTCAGAAGAGTTTATAAACTTAATTAATGCTACTCCAATTACTATTAAAGAATGGCATAATCAAAAAGAAATATATCTTAAATATGGGAAAAATTCCGAATCGTTGAAAGGAGCTTTCGCAACTTTCTTTCTAAATCGTACAAATGTTAGTGGAATAATTTCTGGAGGACCTATCGGCGGAAAATCACAAAGTGGAAAATATAAAATTGACTGTAGATTCAATAAAGATAACTTAATAAAAAAAATTAAAAATATAGCTAAGCACAAAAATAGAATACATCTCTACAACGAAGATGCATCAAACTTAGTTTCTATCCTAAAAAACGACTACTCCAAAGATAGATTATTTACTTTTTTTGATCCTCCTTATTATGATAAAGGTCAGTCCTTATATTTATCCTTTTACAATCATGAGCAACATGTTGAAATGAAGGATAAAATCTTGAGTATGGACGATTATTATTGGATCCTAACGTATGATAAAGCGCCTCAAATAGCAGACTTATATGCTAATATTGAACAAACTTTTGAATATTCCTTAAAATATTCAGCTAATAAAAAAAGAGTGGCCAATGAATATCTTTTTGCAAGTCCTATTACTAAATTAAAGTCAGCGGAAAAGATTGTGCTCAAAAAAATTTAATGAACTGGGAAGCCTCCGGGCTTTTCTTTTTAAACGCAAAAGAACATAAGTTCGTATACTTCTATTGAAAATACGGATTTTACATCTATTCCCTCTCTATATGTGCCAAAAGAATTTAACTATCGTACTAATGACATAGCAATATGAAAGGACTGATTTTATGCGTGGCGGGTGAGAAAACGTGGAAAACGTTGGTATTATTATTTTGAAGATATCAATGATGATGGCTCAAGAAAAAAAGTGGAGAAAGTTGGCGGAGACACCCGACCAGAGGCCGAAGCTGCTTTACGAAAAGTTTTATCAGATATTGACGAAACAGGACAATACTTTTTAGGTACGGATACTCGAGTAAAACAATACCTTGATTTTTGGATGGAGGAATACGTTAAACTAAATCTAAAATACAATACCTATGAAAACTACCGATTTACCATCAAAAATCATATAAACGGTTATTTAGGAAAGAAAAAACTTACGGATCTCTCCCCTGCTCTTTTACAAAATTTCATCAATGCTGAATTTAAAAAGGGTTACTCGAAGAAAACAATGACTATTACTCACTCTGTCCTTAAGAATGCGCTGAATATGGCGGTTTATCCTTGGGGGTTAATCAAGCAAAATCCTATGCTGTATGTAAAGATACCAAAATATGAAGAACGACCAACGACTAAAAAAGATCTAAAAATCATTTCTCTTGAAGACTTTGATCATATGCTAGAAATCACTCCTGAAGGCCATCCTTTCTATATTCCTTTGAATATTGGATTTTATACGGGAATGCGCGTTGGCGAAGTTTGTGGTCTGACGTGGGATAATGTCGATTTTTCAAATGGAACAATTACTGTAGAGAAACAAATGGTAAAGAATGATGGCGCATGGGTATATGGTACACCAAAGACAAGCAGTTCCAATCGAACGATTTTTATTGGACAAACCTTGCTAGCAATTCTGAAAAAACATAAGAAACAACAATTAGAAAATCGAATGAAGTATGGAAAGCTCTACATTGATTCAAATGCAGTATGTACGAAGGAATACGGTGAGCTAGTTACGCCAAGTGTGGTGAAATGGAACACAAGAAGGATATCGAATGCACTCTCCCTCTCTTTTAACTTCCATTCTCTCAGACATACTCATGCTACACTTCTTCTCGAAAATGGCGCAAAAATGAAAGAAATCTCTGACCGATTGGGGCACAGCAGAATTTCAATTACGATGGATACTTACTCGCATGTGACAGATAAGATGAGAAATGAAACGGTCGATATCATGGAGAATCTGAGAAAGAATTCTTGA